AACAACGAAGATATCTGTGGGCAAAGGAGCCTGCAATCGCCAAGAAATGGACAAAAGAACATGGTAGTAAGCCTAAGAAAAAAGGTGGAATAATTAACAAGAAAAAAGGAGGAACTGCAAATGCCAAAGGTAGGTAAACAAAAATTTCCATACACTTCAGGTGGGGTCCAGAAGGCGCAGAAGCATGCTAAAGAAACAGGACAGAAAGTTGACATGAGTGGATACAAGAAGGGTGGAAAGATTAAGAAGAAGAAAGGTGGTGCAGTGAAGAAGAAATATCACCACGGTGGCCGTGTGATGGCTGGCCAGAAAAAGCCTAAAAAATGTTAACAAGGAGGTAGATATGAATTTATTGAAAGATCTTTGGGGACATCTAAAGGAATGGAGTGACTGGAAATTGAAGGATTGGATAAAAGCCGGAATTTTAGTTGTTATTGTTCTTGTAGTCCTTAAAGTAATAGTCGTAGGTTGATAATGGTTTACGTACCAGAACTTGACAGACAAGGTTTTGCTGATAGGCAAAGCAAAAACAGGCGTCCTCGTCCCTCTATAAATTATACGAAGAGGGACGATGTGCGCGAGATGATGAGATCCCCCATGGGAAAGAATTATGGCAACATGATGGATTTGCAAAGTCAAGCAGCTCGTCAGGGAGGATTTGACAAGGGAGATCCTAAAATTGCTGAATTAAAGGCAGCAAGAAGACAGTATAACAGGAAGGATAAATACAAGATTGGAGAGTTAATGGGTTACGAACCATTGGACGTCCAGGACACGTACAGAAGAAACAGTGAGGTTCTAAGGGAACATGCACGACCAACTTATAAGACAATGTATCCTGTTACTGATATTGCACGAGAAATTTCAGGATCAGGAGGACTTAGTGGAATGCTTCTTAATAAGGCATTTGGTAAAAGTAAGAAAGCAGGAAAGAATTTCTTTGATGATTTAAGAGGAATGGGAGCAGACATTTTTGGATCAATTGGAATCGGTGGCGCAGTTCCACGTGATGAAGCAACGGAAAAAGTTTTAACAAATTATGCGGATAAGACATTTGGTGACGCCTATCCTACCAATATTCACGATGATGAATTTATTGATACGGAGAATTGGTATGATGATAGAAAGGATATAGTCATTCCACCTGACTATCCAATAGATGAAGGTGCATTTACAAGCTTGCATCCATTTGATGATTCAAGAAGAGAGGAGGCTATTATGGCGCAATATCCTGGAAGAAAAGATGTACCAATTCCTAAAAGACCAAATATGTACGATGTGGCTGGTCCATGGTTTGGAACAGCTCCACTTGAGGATGTAACAATATCAGATTTACCTGAAGAAGGAAACCTTATTTCCGATGAACTTTGGGACTCAATAAGGGATTTTGATCTTTCTACATTAGGAGGACCAGATATACATGCCGGTGAGGATATAACAGTTGCTCCTTGGCTTACAGATCCTAGTCTTCCAATGCCGGAAGAACTTATAGAAGGGGAAAAGTATTTACCCGGAAATTACTATGATGAATTAATTGAAGATCCTCCAAGCATACCGTTTGACGATTCATTTCGTGAAGCAGGCATAGCTGATGCGATGAAGTCAGGTTTAAACCTTGCTGGAAGAAGACCTTATGAAGATGAATACAGATCATTCGTAGAAAGTTCTGGTCCTGTCATGGTTACTTATGAAGATTTTATAGAAACCTATCTTCCACGAATACAAGAAAGTAGAGGAGTTTTTCGCGCAGGTTTAAATTCTCAAGGTAGAAGATAATGCGACGCTATCCAGGAAACCACACTGACAGTGAGTTGCTTAGTGTACCAAGAAATTTAAAGACAAGACCAG